CAGCTTATTGATCTTACGGTACTCGATCGCCCGCGGGTTCATCCAGCTCTCGAACACCGCCTTGATGGCGGCGCGCAGCTGAGCCTTCGGGTCGTCGAACGGAAACTTGAAGCCCTTGTTCCCCTCGAACGCTTTGCGGTACGCGCCGACCACCTTGGACAGGCCGACCACGTCGAGGTCCGTGTCCGACTTGGCTCCGACTTCCTTCTTGACCTTGGCCAGCTGGAAATCGAACACGGCCATCGGGACGCCGAAGGCGGTCGCGCCGAGCATCTGCGTCAGCCGGCGGTCGCTGTCGTGCGTGGCCCGGCCGCCGATGCGCTTCCACCAATCCTTGAAGTTGTCGTTGCAGAGACCGACATTCAGGATCGTGTCCATCATGCCGGGCATGGAGACTGCAGCTCCCGAGCGGACCGAGACGAGGGGCGTGTAGCCCACCTCCTTGGTCAGCCACGCCATGCTGGCGTCGACCTCTTCCATCAGGCCGTCCATGAAGGTCTCGCGCAGACCGGGCGACAGCGCCAAGTAGGCGTTGCAATTGTCGGTCGTGAGCGTGAAGCCCGGAGGGACGGGAAGCCCGTCCTTGGCCATCGTCACAAGGCCCGCGCCCTTGCCGCCCAGGATCGACTTGGCCTTCTTCTGGTCGCCCTTCCACTCGCAAGTGGAACCCGAGAACTTGAAAATGCGCTGGTCCATAAAACCCTCCTTGGTTTCTGATGGCCTGAATTTAACGTAACGGATGGCACGTCTAAGGCAAGGGAAAAACGCCGATCTTGTGCATTTAATTTCACACGACGACGTGCGTTTTGAGATAGTGGATCGCCTCGCGTGACACCCCGAACTCGCGCCCCAACTCTGCGCCGCCCTCGGTCTGAGAACGCACTCTGATGACTGCTCTCTCCTCTGGGGTCAGCTTGCCGCGCTTCTCTAGGTTGTTCTCCCGGCCCAGCTTGATGTCCACGTTGCCGACCGCGTACGGGCCGATGTCGCCCTTGCGGGCCATGCAATACTGATCGGGCTTGCGCCCGCGCTGCTCCCATTTGCCGGACAGCTGCCACTCAGCCCACCACTCGTCGAACGAGAACTCGAATGGAACGCCTCGCTTCTGAGCGTGCTTCTTGTGAATGTCGTAACGACGCTTGGGCGTCTTCGCCCTACCCGCTTCGTAAGTCATGAGCTTAACCTAACCGATGGTCTGTCTTCGTCACGCAATTAATTGCAGTGGCTTGAGATAAAGCCCCATGATCGTGGCGCGATTTATCAACTTACCAGCCTCCGCTCGCCACTTACGTTCGTTATACTTCCATACAGGCAGCGCGCCCTGATTGTCCCTGTCTTCGTCCTTGACGTCCTCAATCAGCAGCAAGGAGACCAAAACCGCCTGGTTCCCCTTGTCCGCGATCCGGCCTTCCTCGACGAGCAGCAGCGTGAACATCGCGGCGACGTAGAGCGCGTGGCGCGGGTCGTCGGCGTTGAGATCGCGCAGCAGCGTCTTCGCCATGTCGTCGGTCCGCTTGGCGACGCGCGAGATAGAGAGCATGTCCAGCTCGGCGAACGGCGCGGCGGACGCGGCGTTCAGGTGGTGCAGCACGTCGGCGCGCGCCTCCATGCCGATCCTCTTGCAGTCCTCCATCATCAGGAACAGCATCAGCGCCGGCAGCGCGCGCTCGATCACGCGCTGGTCCCTGGTCTTCAGATCGTACGGCGTCATGGCTGCCCCCTCGTTCTTCGTCGCTCGGTCTTCTTGTAAAACACCGTCTTCACGGCCGGCGGCTCGTAATACGGCATCTTGGCGGCGTCCGACCGAGCCGAGAACGCCTCCGTGTCCTGCAGCCCATCCACCCCGCTGGTCGTCGGGGCGTCATCCTGCATCAAAGTCGCGTTGCAATCAATTGCAAGTGCGGTCGCCTCGGCAGGAACTTCCGCGACGTGGCCGACGATCGGCACCCACAGCCCGAGCGCCGCGACGCCGTCCTCGAAGTTCGCCTCGTCGGTATCCGACCAGAACTTATACCTGGTCCTGGTCATCCTGCCTCCCCTTCGGGTCGACGCCGCGCACGCGCCTGATCTGCTCCAGGTACGTCTCGCCCGGCTGGCGCTTCTCGCGTTCCTTGGACGACAGGCTGTCCTTGGTCTGGCCCCGCTCGGTCAGGCTCTTCGGGATGCGCTGCAGCGGTATCTGGTGGCGTAGCCAAATCTCGCGCCGCATCGTCAGGCCGAAGACGACGCCGGCGAGCGAGTCGGAGACGTCCTTGGAGCCTTGCGGCGGATGGTCGATCTTGTTCTTCTTCGTGTCCATCTCCAGCGTGATCATCTCCTTCTGCGCCTTGGCGTGCGCCGGCGCGATGATGCGGCTGTCGTAGAACGCCTGCTTCGTGACGTCGTACGCTTCGGTGTCGATGTCCATCGACTGATAGCCGACAATGAAGCCGTTCTGGTGCATGATCTGCATCGAGTCCTTCGACTGGTACTGGTCGAAGCTGACCCACTTGATTGGCACCTTCAGCTGGTCCCTGATCTTGTAAATCAGCGCGCGAATGTTCTCGAACTCGATCTCGCCGCCGCGCGGGGGCTTGACCTCCAGGATCAGGTCTAGCTGCACAATCGGCAGCGTCTCCTGGTAATCGCCGCGCTGCATGTGCTTGAAGCCGGGGACGTGGCCGATGGTCAGGCCCGCCGAGTCCTTCGTCAGCGCCAAGTCGATATGGGCGAAGCGCGGCTCCTGCGGGTTGACGATGCGCAGCGGGTACAGCTGCACCTTGGTCGACTTGAAGTCGCAGTCCTCCCGCGATGCAATGGATTGCACCTTGCCGAAGCACGAGACGACCGCGTCGGTGTTCAGCATGAACGGGTGCAGCGCCAGCGTGGAGACGCCCGCGACGTCGCGCAGCGCCGCCAGCAGGTCGTTGTCGAACGTGCCGCGGTACTCCACCGGGATCGCCTGCACCAGGCTCTCGTCCTCGACCGGGACGACGTCCTCGTCCTCCAGGATGCGGGGCTTGCGGGTCTCGTCGCCCACGAACACCCGGAACTTCTCGCCGGCGAAGCGCTCGGGGCGCAGCTCCCAGATGCGCTTGTCGTAGACGTAGATGTGCTTGTTCGTGCGCGCCTCGGCCTCCTTGCGGTCGGTCAGGCCGCCGGGATAGTTGCGCGACGACACCAGGCACAGCATGCCCGGCAGCGTGCCCATCTGCATGAAGCGCGACTCGCGCCGGCGGGCGATCGAGTTGTAATTGGCGGCGGCCTGGTCGTACGTGTCGCCGCGGGTCTGCTTCGAGTTCTCCACCAGGGCCATGAAGTTGACTTCGTCGATGACGCCCCCGATGACGTTCTGGCCGATCGCCGCCGTGTCCTGCCCAGACACCGGCTTGACGATGATGTTGCGCTCGAACTGCATGTCGCTCTCGCGGCTGGTGTCGAACGGGAACTCCTTGGTGAAATACGGGCTGCCGTTGATCATGTCGCGGAAGCGCTTGTAGTCGACGTCCTTCGCCAGGTTTTTGTTGATCGACTGGAACACGATCAGAATTTCGGACGACGGGTCGAGGTCGAAGAGTACGTGCGGGTTCTCCAGGCACGACAGAATGTACACCTGGTACGCCTGCGAGTAGATCGCCAGCGTGGTCTTGGCGACGCCGATGCCGCCGGTGAGCACCGCCTCGACGTAGCGCCCCGAGTTGATCTCCGCGCCGCACCGGATGACTTCGGGCCAGAGCACGCCGCGCTTCTTCAGCAGGTCGTCGGACTCGCAGAACGTGCGGAAGTCGACTGGCAGCTCGCGGTACGGCAGGCGGTCCTTTTCCCTGATCTTTGCCTTCAGCCAGAGGATGGCCATCGTCAGATACGCGACGCGCTCCTCGACGTCCTTGATATGCTTGCCGTTCGCCCAGACGCGCTGCCCCGGCTCCCCCAGCATCTGGAGGATTTCAAAGCTCACGACCAGCGGGTGGTCGTCAAGCAGCTTCGGTTGCGGCTTCGACACCCGTCAGCTCCTGCAGCAACGCCTCATGCTCTTCGGTCCACTCGAACGTCTTCTTCTCGCCGTTCGGGTTGACCACCGAGCCCTTCCACGAGCGGCCGGCGCGCGGCATGACGCCGGTCTCCATCTGGACGCGCGCGAGGTCGAGGAGCATCTCCTTCAGCAGGCGGATTTCGTCGCTGGTCGCCCCGATCAGCATGGGCTTGCCCTCTTCGAGCATCAGCATCTTCTGCAGCCGGGCGCGCTGGATCAGCGCCAGCTCCTCCATGTGCATCATGGCGTTGATGCGGGTGGCGACCATGCCGAGCGGCACGTTCTTCTGGATCGCGGCGATCCGCTTGAAGGTCTTCTCCCGCAGCTCCTTGCCGCGGTAGCGCTCGACCATCTTCTTCAAGGTGAGCGGCTGCATCTTGGAGAACTTGCCCAGCTCGCCCTGGAGCCACGCCGCCACCTTCGCGCCGCTGACGCCGTCCATCAGGCGCGTGTCGATCTCGGCCATGACGTCGGGGCCGAGCAGCTTCAGGGCGTGGAACGCCTCTTGGCGCGGCAGCGGCTTCGGGTGCTTGTTCACAGCGCCGCGACCTTCTCCAGGTTGTCCTTGGTCGGCGCGACGGCGAGGCCTTTGGGCAGCACGGTCTTGGGCGTCTTGGCCACGATCGCGTCGATCTGCTCCGCCAGCTCGCCCTTCGCGATGGCCTGCATCAGGCCGCCGACGATGTCGTCCACCGTTCGGTTCTTGTCGATGCAGAGC